TAGAAACGTAGATTGTTAACTTTTGAAACAACGCGCTTCCCTACAATAGAAGAATCCACTGTACATTTCTTATTAAACTTCACATAAGATGGATCGTTATAAATCCATTGATTTCCTCCAAGATTCAACCAGTTTCCTACTTTACCCCAGACTTTATATGATTCACCTTTTTGTAGCTTGCGAATGACATGATCGCTTGTGGATGGTCCAGACCGAAGGTTTACATTTTGACCATCAATATAAGCCACACCACTTGCTTCTGTTACACTTTCAGATGGTTCTTGTGGTTTTGGTTTAACTGATACAGAATCACCATTATATGCCTTTAAAACATCGCTTCTAAATTGGGATTCTGATACACCATGACTCTTTAGATATTGTATTGGGTCCTCATGATCTGTACCACCTAATTTGTAAGTGATATCTTTATGAGTCCATAGTCCAACACTTGGATGGATATTTCTATCTTTTAAGATTTTTGCAAGCAACTTTACATATCTTTCATACGATTTTTTGAATTTGATAGGGTCACTAGTTTCAGAAAGTTCTACATGTACAAACCTAGCATTTGCCGCTGGACCTGCACCCCATGCGCGATATTTAGTAGATGCAATTTGAATGTTTTCATCCCAATCCGTTGCATAATGCACAAAAGCATTTCTCCATGTTCTAGCTTCATAATTTCTAATATTGATAGCAGGTGCTTCTGGTGTCGCTGTGGAATGTGCTACTACTCCCTCATATGCACCCACACCATATCTATATCCTTGCTTTGGTAAATCTGAAATAATCATTTCTCTATCAGCAAATGTACTATTTACCGATGTTAATAGAATAATAGAAGCCGTTACAACTGCACTTAATACTTTAATAGATTTTTTCATTTTACATCACCATTCCCCATAATTTTTTGTTTGATATCTGATACATCATTTGCTAATGAACTGAAGGCTTTTGCTTGTTCTTCAATTACACCCTGGTTCTTTTCAATGACCTTTTGATACTGCTCTTCACGCTGTTCATTCTTTTTTTGCGTAGTAAAAAGCATCCACACGAATAATGCTGCGAATGCTCCTTGTTGCATCATTGAATTGAAAATTGCATCCTCCATTGTTCTCATCTCCTCAAAAGAAAAAGAGCAGCGAAATCCGCTCCTCTTTGTTATAAAAACAGTATTTTATTCAAAATTAAAAACAGCTCATGGCTGCCCTACTTATTTACATGTATTTAGTTAATACTGATCTGCTGATAATGCTTTTTCTACAATTCTATTTTCTACTTCTTCCACATGTTCAATTGTTACTTCATCAGAAGCCCCTGGTCTCTTTCCAGTTAGCTTTACATAATCTTCGGCACAGATAAGGCTTACTTTACCGAAAAGCTCAATCTCGTAAACTCTGCCCCCCTTATTACATAAGTCACATGCAGTAGCAATCCGCATATTCAACGTGCCATCAGGAAGTCCCCAAACTTCAACTTTTGTATCTTCCTTGATACCGCAAAATTCTAGCATATCGTTTGGAATGCTAACGGTGACTTGATTTTCACCTTTCTTCAAATCAACTACTCTACCTAAGAATGGTGACTGTTCATTAGGTGGCATTGGACGCATAAATTTGTCTGGATTCATACTCATCTCCCTCTCTATGTTCTAGAAGTCATCTTTGTGAAATCAACATAATTCCATCTACCATCATGGAAATACCACCCTAAACCTAAGCTACCATTTGTATAATGAATAGAACCTGCATTAGCACCAAAGTATCCACCACATACGTTAATCCCATTACATTCAATTGATTGTGTCGTTGCAACAGGATCTTTTGATTCAATCCGAAATCTATTTTCATTGTTGTAAATGTGACCGATGTAACTTCTACGTTCTCCACCGCCACGGGGATAAAAACTGAGTCCTGCACGATCGCTTCCAACGAGTGCCATCATTTCGCCATTGCTTATGATTTCAAGTGGCGCATTCATATAGTTCCATTTGTTCACATGATTGTGATAAATAACATTATCTTTTGTACCAAGTGCAATTGTAGAAAAAGGAAGTGTTCCGTTTACGAGTTGTCCATGTGTTGTATCCCAGTTATAAACGGAAGGAACGTCACCTTCCACCAACTGAACACCTGATACAGCAATTGCTTGCATATTATTTAAGAGCCCCTCGCCAAATAAATCAATATAAACATAACCATTTCCTTCTACATAGTTACTCGGCACAGTGAAGGTTAAAGCGTATCTTACTATTTTCCCAGTTTGAATGCTTGGTGCATCGTAAGTTTTGGATGCTCGTCCAAGCTCCACGGGAGTGTCACCGTTATATTTACCGAATACCGCTCTCATGATTGGCTTGTTTGTAATGTTTACACGATTATCATTGGTAGTTGCTCTGAAATGAGCCGACAATGTGTATTTCTTACCTGGTTTTACACCATCAAATAATGTAAAACGAATCCAGTTTCCTAAATCTATCCGCAACGGATTAACCATTGGCTCATAATTATTAACCACTGGTTTCTCAATATATGGATTAGACATAATTGTCCATGTAGGACTGTATTCAATCTTCAAAAAATAATTATTAAAATTCTTAAAAGAAATGTGTGAAAAGTCATGATCTGGAATGAGATTCTTCCTTGGTGTTACTGAAAATTTCTGCCCACGCTCATCTTCAAAAAAGAAGTCAGCCATTTTTGCTGTGATACCATTCTTATCAATCGTAACTTTCCCATTTTCGATTTTAATTACATCGGCATTAATACCTGTTGCAGTGAGCCATTTTACAATGGTATCAGCATTGATTTTCAACTTTGCAACATCAATTTGAATCTGTTCTGCCGTCTGGTTAATAGCCGAGATGATATCGCCTTTTTGGACGGTACTAGTAATCGCTTTTTCAGTTACGTCAATACGTCCTACTTGTTTTTCTACATACGCTTTATCCGCATATTTTCCGTCAGCCTGTACTTTCGTATATACTTCGCTCTTTATTGCGGCAAGACTAATCCCCTGCGCATTCGCGGAAATAAGACGCTCTAATTCAGTTGTTTTCTGATTGTAATCTTGTGTAGCTACTTTATTTGCAATATCTCCAATCATTTTATCAACATCAGTTTGATCTTTTGGATGCAACCAAAATTCTGTAGCTACTTTACCTCGCTGTAACATAGGCATACAGAACCAAGCTCTACCATTTCTTTGTACGTATGGCCGAAACCTTACAAATCCAGTTCCTGCCGGAGCTTTAGCTGTACAAATAGCCCTGACCCAAGTATTAGTAATGATTTGAACTCTTTCCCTAGCAGTTGAAATTCTGGTTGTTTTATTCGATTGCCAAAATTCCATCTCGATAAATACACCATTATCAATAGGAACTTTCCCATCAGTGTTAAAGTAAGCAGAAATAACGATATCTTCATTAGGAGAACAATCTATAAATTGACTAAAAGCACCCCACCATACATCCTGAGCTTGTCCTGTAGTGTGCATAGAAAACGAATTGTATCCTTTATACTTTAAGTTAGGATCTATAGAGTGCCCAGTAGCCCAACCCCAGTATTTATGCCCTTGAGTAAAGCCAGCGTCACGAATCTCATTAATAGATCCAATACCACCTACATAGTTCTCAACATCTTTCATTTTCACTATCAGATCAAGTGCATCAGAATGTTGTTTGATTGTAGATTGAGCATCAGAAATCTGTTTCCCTTGTGCCGTTTGTGTTTCTAGCATCTTGCCAACGTTTTGAGAAATACCTTCAGCGGTTTTCTCTACTGCTGTTACACGCTTATCAAATCCACTTTGATTATTGTCTACTTTTGTTACTGTTTCTTTGATTCCAGTCACACTTTTTTCAATCTCGGTTGTTTTCTTGGTGAATTCATCGGTTGTTACTTGATCTTCTGAAGGAATACGATAACTTGTTGGTATATTTCCTTCCTCTAATTGCATGTTTCTAATCTTAATGTTGGTGATTTTTGTAGGAGTCCATCCACCACCTACACCGAGAGCTGAATTGTCGTAGAAATCTTGTGTGATATTGTCGGGCATTATAAATGTAGCTGATACCTTAACCCATTGACCTGCTATTGTTTTAGGAACACGCATAATCCGTTTTGCTACCACATCATTGTCATTTGTTCCCGTAGCAGTAGTAACACCGAAATTGTTAATATCAATTGCGGTTGGGATAACTTCGTCAGCATAAATTTCGTAACTGATAGTATATGTTCTGCCCACAAGTAACGTAGCATTTTTAGAATTGTATAAAATACCTTTCCAACTACCACTAGCCCCAGCAGGAATTGTTATGTTCCACCATTTATTACTATCGTCATACGTTATGCTTGTTCCCCCAGATGCACCAAAGGATTTTTGTTTATAAAAGTTCTGACCACCAATTTTAATATCATCAAATTTCTTCTCAACACTCTCTAATTTTTCACTAGTCTTCCCAGCGAGCTCTTTAATTTCAGTTGTTGTTTTACTTAGGCTATTTGTTGTTTGCTGCACCTCAGAGATTATCTTTTTTGTGCCTTCAGAAGTCTCTACTACTGTATTTAATTTTTCAGTGATTTCACCGTCTTTTTTTGTTAACGATGCAATAGATTTAGTAAAACCTTCGTTGGTTTGTTTCATTTCAGAGACAGTTTTATTAATTTCACCTTGAGAGTTTTGTACATTTTTAATTGTTAGAGAAACCTCTTGGAGATTTTCTTTCACTTCCTTGAATTGTCCAGAAGTTTCGTTTTGAGCTTCTTCCACTTTCTTATTTAATTCACTTTTTGTAGCCTCAATATCTTTGCTTACCTGTGCCAATGTTTCTTTCTTAACGGATTCCACATCAGGAACAACAGGATCCCATTTACCATCCTTCCACAATTTCAGAATACCAGGCTTGCCTTTGCTGATATCTTGCCACAAAGTCTTTCTATCTTTTAAGTTTTCTGTTGGTGGATTTACGCCTTCAATAATATCAACGGTATTATTCTTTAAGTTTTCAGCCACTTGTTCAGCGATTTTCTTTGCTGCTTCCGATTCTTTTCGAATGACTTCTGTTTCTTTTACGTTTTCTTGAAGCTTTTTATCTAATGTATCTAGTAATTCTTTAGATGCTTTATTTGATAAGCTACCCATGATTTGTGCGTATAACCTATCGATTTGGTTTCGTGTATCTGCGATTTCACGATAGTCACCAAAGATATATTTATCTTTCGATGGATCAGTGTCACATTCATCCGCTGCGATTAACCTAGCTTCTAAGAAAAGTGGTGGACTAAACCCTGTATCTTTTATTCGTACCGTATCGCCTTTACGAACCGCTTCATGAGATAAACCAAACACTTTTTCAAGTGCTACTGCATTTACTTCATATAAAGTAAAACTATTAATTCGTTTCTTTAATTCTGCTTCTGTTAATTGTTTAAGTCTTTGCTTCGTCATATCTTGATCTTCTGTTTGCGGTGAATAAATATCGAATAAATGCTTGCCATCTTTTGACCAACGTTGTAAGGCATCATTATTTCCTACATAAAGTTTGCCATTGTTTATTTCTTCAAATGTGAGAAATTCACCAGTTTCACTATTTTGTGGACCAACACCTACAAGAGCGGTTACTACATCTTGACTATTCTCAATACGCCGGATGCCTTGTACATCTTTTCCTAACAAGAATTCTTTTCCGTTGTCACGTCCTACTTTTTTTATTAAATCTATATACCGACCGACAATAAAAGATCCCATTATTTCTGTTCTAAAACGAATCTCAAGTTCAAACGTAGATGCGATTTGTTTTAAGAGATCAAGCGGATTTGTAAAATCTTTAATATGAATGGTACGTATACCAACAAACTCAGTAATCCCACGTTTCCATTCTGTACCTTGTAAAGCAAAGTCTGTAGATTCGTTGACTGTAGTAGCTTGCAAAGTTTGCGGTTTAATTACGGTCGCTTTCTTTAGCTTTGTATGTTCACCAAGTGCATAAATCTTCTTTGGACGACCTGTTGAATCTTGCTCTACTTCTGTAATAATGTATGAAACAAAAGTACCGTCACGAGTTTGTTTAACGACAAGGTTCTGTTGTATAAGTGATGCCGATATCTTTGTACCATCAGCTGTTGTGAACCCAAATTTATCTTTGTTATCTTTAAGCTCCCATTGGCGTAAATCATCCCAATAATCCTGTTCTTTGATAACACCTATGATTTGTTCTGTTTTAAAATCCACAATGTGTAATAGATTATTTGCTTTACTCATCTGTAACGCTCCCTATACGTGACATCTACTTGTCCAATGTTGTTTGGGGATATTTCGATTTCATTCTTTCCTTTTTCAATACGTATATAGTCACTCATAAAATCCTTTATATTTATCGCATCTGCTCCGTTAATACGAATACTTGCATCCGATGAATCGATTTCTACAAGATCTCCTTTTTGAACAATATAAGGTATTTGACGTTCTGTATTGCTATTTACTTTTTGCACTTTAATATCATGTACAGCTGCAATTAATGATGGTGCATCATTAAACGAGCATATATGAACAACAATTTGAGCTACTTTTTTCATAAAGCTATTGCCCGTATCCCACCATTGGGCAAATTTTTCTGTATGGTAATTTCCTTTTTCATCGATTAAAGCAATATCACCTTGCCAATAATTTCCCACTCGTGCAATGTGTAGACGTCCATAAAAATCATTCCATGTTGTACGATAATAACCCGTTTCCGCTATAATCAAATGATTGTAGTCACCGTTTCCCGCCATAACTTCACCAAAATTCTCGCTAGAATTTCTATATGCATCAAACATACCTACTTTTCCGACTACAACGCTGTTCTCATCTAATAAATAAAGTTCTACACGTCCCATAGTTGCTGGGTTTAAGTTTCGACATTCAACTATTGCATCAAGTGTGAAATCTTGTAGCGGTCCACCTGTAATGCTTCTTTTCACTGCTGGTCCGTGCCAAAATTGCCCTTGACCGTAATCAGATGGCATAATACGCGCACCATCCGCTATCATTTTCCCTGCTACGATACCGTAATCAGAAACGAAATCTTTTCCCACTTCCGTCCAACCCACTAGAGAATTCGCTTTATCATGCATAACCAATTCATACCGACTTATTGGCGTTTCATCTATCTTAACTGGGTATCCTATACGAAAATGTTGATTTCCATTTTTATTTATAACGTCGATGAATGTGGACGGATTTTCTACCTGTATCTTGAATTTCGGTTCCGAAAACACACTACCCTCATTCAAAGCATCCATTTTAATAATATTATTTTGTTCCAGTTTTGCTTTTGCGTTTCGAATTGGTCCTAATTTGTAAGGCATTGGACAAATAAATTTAAGCGTCCCTATTCCAAGTGTTACAAATTCATCTGGATCAAAGCTATCATCCACAATTGCTAAATACGTTCTGTTTGGTTCTACATCAAAAATAAGTTCTGTTGGTTGCTCTGTTATGAGCCAACTTGCAATTTCTTCTTTCAGCTTTTCTAAGTTAGATCCATCAGGCACTATAATTCCTACCGGAATAGATAAAACGCGCATTTCTGTTTCTGTGTTTAACAATCTTGCGCCTGGATATCCTGGAACGTTTAGAAAATTTCGTTTCAATGGGGCCCAAGTAGGTCTTTTCCATCCTTTCGCAATTTGAATAAAGCCTTTACGTATTTTGTTAAATGTAAAAGAACTCATGTTGACACCTCATTTCTTTATAAAATAAAGAAACCCAAACCTAAAAGGCTGAGTCTCTTTGTTTTTCTCTTTCTTGGTACTCGGTTGTATATCGATACGTACCACGCGCCACATCTCGCCCCTCTATAACAACAGGAACTTCAACAACCAAATCACCACCAAGCATCGGTATTGCTCCGTCACCAGATGATCCAAACGAGTTATTAAATACTTGATTTGATACACTACTTGTCATAGCCTGTTTGCTATTTGACATGTTTCCATACACGCTACTCATAACAGTCTTTAATCCTGATAATTGACTCACAGAGCTAGCCATCATACGCCTCATGTCACCCATTAATTGATTTATTTCTCCTGGCATAGCAAATTGTTGTCGTGGCATGGCTGCTACGATACCTGCGCCAATATCTCCAAGCGTCTTCTTATTAAGGGGAAGCACCGCTTCACGTCCCGCTTCTCCTGCGCCTTGTAGGTTTCCACCATTCATTCCAAAGATAGTTGGTTTAGTGAAAATACCACCTTTTGCACGCCAGTCAATATTAATTCCAGATGGATAAGTAACGTCTTTCCCTAAAACATTTTTTGTGCTTGTTTGTAAACTAAAATGTGGAAGAGGTGGCATTTCAGGTTTAGGGATTTTCAACTTCAGATTTTCAAAGAATCCTTTGATTTTATCGATGAATCCTTTTACTCCATCAACCGCATCTCTTATTGGATCCATAATAAATCTTTTTGCCGCTTCAAATTTTTCTTGTGCTGCATTCTTCACTGAATCAAATTTTTCTCTAGCTGAATTATATAAATCAGTAAATTTTTGTTTGGCTTGATTATAAGTATCTGTTACTGGTTGAATAACATATTGCTTTACTAAATTCCAAGCTGAAAGTGTATAGGATTTTATAGATTCCCAATTTGATAATATCCAGTTAGCTAAATCTGCAAGTTTTTGCTTCGTTGTATTCCACAACTCTTGAACTGGTTGAATTACATACTGTTTAACCAAATTCCAAGCCATAAGGGTGTATGATTTGGCAAGTTCCCACTGTGAACTTAACCAAGAAATCAAATCACTAAATTTCTCTTTCACTAAGCTCCAAGCTTCCTGAACAGGCTGTGTAATATATTGTTTAAATAATCCCCATGCAACTTGTGCCACAGCTTTTGCGATTTCCCACTGTGTACCCAACCAAGCAACCAATTCGGAGATTTTCGTACTCAACCAGTTGTAAGCTTCTTGTATCGGTTGAATGATATATTGAGATATTGCTGCCCAGGCAATTTGTGCCCCTGCTTGTATTAATAACCATCCAGCTTGAAGTACGGTTGAAATTAACGAAATAATTGGATCTAAAAATGTAAGTATAGAAGCCCAAATTTCTTGCCATTTTTGGAACAATTGCATAAAGAATTGAGACGCCGTTTCTACTAGAGATGACCACCAGCTAGATGCTGTTTCAACAAGAGAAGATAACCAAGTCGATGTTGTTTCGACAAGTGAAGACCACCATCCAGTTGCTGTATCCACTAAAGAAGATAGCCACGAAGAGGCTGATTCAACTAAAGAGGACCACCAAGTCGCTGCTGATTCTACCATTGATGAAAGCCATGTTGTCGTTGTTTCTACTAAAGAAGACCACCACCCAGATACCGTTTCTACAAGTGAAGATAGCCAACTGGAAGCCGTTTCTACTATACCACTCCACAATCCTGATAAATATTCCCCAATAAAATTGAAGGTATCTATCGTCCACTGTTTTATAGAATCCCAATTTTTATAAATCGCTACACCTAAAGCGACTATGGCTGCTATGATAATCGGAACAATGGCAACTATCCCAGCTGCTACAGCCGCACCAACCCCAAATATACTCATTACCGTTACAACTATTGGCGCAAGCGCCATAATTGCACCTGAGATTATTCCAATAGCGGTTGCTACAGCTGCTAATGTTGCCGCCAATTCTGGATTATTAGAAATCCATTCAGCAAATTTAGAAATAACATCTGCTACAACCCCTAGCAATGGTTCGAGAGCAACTTGTAAATCTTGCATAGCTTGTTGGAATTTCACAGCTGGACTTGCATCCATTTTCTTAATAGATTCATTTAATTTTTGCTGGTTCTTATCAAAATCAACTACTTTACTTTGGGCTCCAAGTATCGCGTATGTTATGTTGTCACCTTGATCTTCCCACATTGTCATTTGTTATCGTAAAGGCTTTTTATCCTCTACTTCTTACAGTTCAATTCCTGTAAGTTCGGCATACGTTTTCACTAATAAGTGTCGCGGTCTCGTGGAGGGATTATATCTTTTCACCCTCTATGCTCTGCCCCTGACTATACTTTGTACAGCCTTCGGTTCAAATTAGGATTCGCACCCTCTTTGCTTCATACCGCGATTTTACTTCGGCACAATTTATCATCTACCGAAAAGTTTAACACCTAACTCGTTTCGCTTCGTTTTATCTTCTACATTGGCTAAAGCTGCTGCAATCTCTGACATAGCGGCTGAGCCTTCTTTACCACCATTCGCTACAGATTGCCCCCATTTTTGCAATTGTTCAGCTGAAATATTAGTACCTTCTAACGTTTCTTTCATAGCTTTATCGACACCTTGGCCAAATTCAGCCGCTTTGATGCGCCCTTCTTTCAAACCATCTAAGAGATTATCAATCATTTATATTCAACGTGATTCGCAACGTCACGCCCGTTCTCTTATGAACTGCTATACGTCACCGCATAGATTAGACTATATCTTCAACTACTTGAGTTGCTCCCCATTTCGAGTGTCATTTGCTTACACCCTACGTCTTTCGACTAGTCGTTGCACGTTCCTTAATTAAAAGGCTTCGCTCAGTATTGTCTCATTTGAGAGTTTCACTGAATTAAAGGAGTTTTTCATTGTATGTCACCATACAAGGGAACTATAATCTAATTCCAAGTGCCGGTTTCGACCCCAGCCGCCATTATTGCTTGGACTTCTTCAGCACTGTATCCAGCTCGCGTTAACTGTCCTCCATATTCAGCAATAACATCTAATTGCTCAGGTGGAAAGCCTATTCCAAGTAAAGCGTTTGTCATACCAAGAGCGCCTTCTTGTGATATACCTAATTCATTACCTATTTCATTAACCTCTTGAATTAATTCAGTAAAATCTAATCCTGAATAGGATTGCGCAATTGTTGCTGCACCTTTAACGATGGATGCATTCGCTTCATCACTTACATTCTTATTTAAGGCCCATTGCCTACGCACACCCTCCAAAGATGCTTCAGCATCAACTCCATAAGTAGTGACACTCCTAATAGCTTCTTCCACCGATTTTTTCGAGGAGTCAGGCACTTCGAAACTTATATCAATTTTTGTTTTTAGTTTAGACATATCAAGTGCTTTTTCGATTGTCCCGGCAATTCCGCCACCAGCTACCATTGCACCAAGAACGTTTTCTAAGCCAATATCTAATTCTTGAAATTCTCTTTCCGTCCTTTGGGCTTCTTGCTGTAACTCTCTTAATTCATTTCGAACTTGTTGTATTGAATTGCCAGCATCCACAGATCGTAACGCTCTTTGTAACTTTTCAATATCCGCTTCAGTTCCTAATGCTTCACGACCAATAATCCCAATCGCTTGTTCTAATTGGCGACTTGTAGCTGTTCCGCTTTTAATTGCATTCACAAAACGATTTCCTAATGCTCCTGCAAAATCATCAACGCTTTTTCCTGTAGCTCTAAACAATGTTTCTAATTGCCTTGTGGAGCTCGCTACATTCTCTTGTTCAGCTTTCATGTTTCCTAGTTTATTTCTAAGACCATTAAGTGACCCTTCTGTAAATTCAATTTCACGTCTGAATGCACGATATTGTTCTTCAGAAATTTTACCGTTTTGAAATTGAGCTTGTACTTGTTGTTCCGCTGCTTTCAATTTATCTAGCTTTTGCGTTGTATTTTCAATCTGTTGTGTAAGTAATTTTTGCTTTTGTGCTAATGCTTCCACATTACCTGGATCAAACTTTAACAGGCGTTCAACATCTTTTAATTCTTTAGCCAAGGCATCACTTTGTTTATTTACATCTTTTAAAGCATTTTGTAACGGTTGAGTATTTCCGCCGATTTCTATCGTAATCCCTTTAATTCTTCCTGCCATTTTCTCACCTCATTTCTTAGAACGCATCGTAATCTTTTTGATTTGCTTTTCTAACTTTTTCTTTGTCTGGATTCTCCATTTCAGCGAATTCAGCAATGTAATCAAAACAATCACCAATTGTCATATCTTCTAAATCCCAACGCGTTAATTTCGCTTTATAACAAAGAGCAAGGAACAAATCAGTAGTTAATTCTTCATCACTGAATGTCCCTTGCTCTCCATTGTTTTCTATTATTTTTTTTTTGCTCCCATAGTGACTTGAACTAGTTCCATTATTTCTGGCATGATGTCTTCAATTGGAAATTCTTCAAATTCATCTAGCCACGTCATAGGATCAGGAATGCTTGAATCAGCCGTTTTAGCGAATAACCAAGTCAAATCATAAACAAGCTCAAAATCCACTTTACTTAAATCAAGATTAGATGTATCGATAGGTTGTTGTGATCCATCTGATGAAGTTAACGTACTAATTGCTCCTAACCCCATCATATCTGCAAATAAATTACGTCTGAATTGTGCTTTATATCGTTTAACTGTTGCTGCTGTACTTTTTAATCTGACTTGTTTTCCATCTATTGAAATTGTCTTTTCCATCCACTTATGCTCCTTTCAGTAATGCAGGTATTTTTGTATACACTTTTTTGTACCAATTATCATAAATCGCTTGTTTTGATTTAGTTGTAGTTTTCGTTTTAACCATACGTTTTCCGTTAATATCAATAGGGCTTGATACAAATTTAAGTTCATTTGTATTTGGCTCCGCTGAATTTGTTTTCGTTTTAGATGCAAGTGTTGGACGACTTGCTGAACAGTTAAACATAACGTGGCGCGTTGCTCGTACATCACCATCAAATTCAAATAATAATGCAAATGATTTCCCTTTCGCGTCAGCTAATTCGTTTAACACACCGTCTTCTTCGTCTAATTCCTCTCCTAATGCATCAACAGCAAATTGTTCTGGAATTGTCGCGATGGATAGCGTTCCGTCATAACCTTGGTTATTACTTGCCGCATAGTAAAGCATGTCATCCGCGTAGAATTCAATTAAATCCCCTCGTGGATCAAACGTTAATTCAACTGCACCTGGTAATGGAATCGGTGTGCTAAATGTGACTACACCATCTTTAATATCGAAAAGTGCATAATGGACATTTTTCAAACCAAAAGCTACTTTGTTTTCATTCATTTATATCAACCTCGTTTCATAATTTTTTTGATACAACTTTTCAGATTCAATAAAAGTCCCATACGATTCATAAGGGATATCATGATCGTCTAGGACCTTCTCTAGCTTGGCTTCCGCAACTAAATCTTTTTTAGTTGTGTAAAGCTCTATATTCAAATCATTTATCTTGTGGTAAACCTTGTTATCAGCCATTAAATTTGCTGATCCATCCACAAGAAAACAGATATAAGGCGGTGCCGGAACTGGATTATTTAGCGTTGCTGTGAAATGCGAATAAGCCACAGGATAACCTGTAGCTTCAAGAATTTTTGTTAGTTCTCCTAATGTCATTGTTGAACCGCCCTTTCGATACGTTTTGGCAATTCATCAATTACATACTCTTCAACTGGACGGATATGCACTTGAGCTGGAACACGTCCGCCACCAACTTTCGCATGTCCTTTTTCTAAAAGATGCGTTAGTTGTCCTTGCGTATTATGGAGGACAACACCATTACCTTCTTTTTTCTTACGCCACCCTTTACGATAAGCACCTGTTTTTTTAGGGCTACCTTGCTTTAACTTACCGACAGCAATATCTCCCACTTCATCAATTTCATTTTCTAAGTTTTCTTCCACAACATTCGCATATCTTTGTAATTCTCTAGCAAGATCACTCGCAAAATCATTCATATTAAGTATGCTCCTTTGCGATAATAGTCAATGTTTGATACATTTCATCATCATTCATTGGAGGCTCGATAATATCAAAAATACGACCTTTCATATTGATCCGCATTAATTCTGTAATGCCTTTTGTATAGGGAATTACAAACCGATAAATCCGAGTAGCTTGTGAAGCTGAAGCTTCAATATATTCAGACCCTTTTACCGTTTTTATCATCGACCATGCTTTTTTAACTTCTTGCCAATTACCTGTTTCAACTTCTTGATTCAATTCATCTTTTATTACTTCAGGTTGTTCAACAATAATACGATTTCTAAAATCACCTGTATTTAGTGGCTTTTTATACTGAAAAGGACGCATATTAATCACCGCCCAAATTTATTTCTTCTAAAGCTTTATCAATACCTAAACTATTAATTTGACTTAAAAAGTTCTTATCAAAATACTCTAATGCATCGTTATAAACATAACGAGAGCGTTCAAAGACTAATTCTTTGAACTCCTCGTCTTTATTTAAATCATAATTCCCACAAACTCTTAATAAGGCTTTATTAGACGTTGATAGGATGCGCTTTAAGTTATCGTTTTCATCATCACCTAAGTGCATCCTATCTTTGAAGTCTTGTAATATTTCAACTGAAATTGTTACGTTGTTCATTCGCTTCACCCTTTATTTAGTTTTTGTTTCTGCAGGTGGCGCAAATGAAATTTCTAAATCATAAACAAGAGCCGCTTTGTTATCTTTCGGTTTCCCGTTAGCAAATTGTTTAATTGTATAAAGAGTAGCATCTTCAAAAGCTAATGTTTGATCAAATTCTTTTAATTTATATCCTCCTGCAATTGCAGCAATGTATTGCCCTTTTACAAAGAATAATGCCTTACCAACAGGAACTTCTTCACATTCTACAGGTTTAATATTATAAGGTAATGCCATTACCCATTGACCCGTTGCAGTTTGAATTGTATTACGTGCTTGTACGCCAATTGCATCAATTGGGTTAACAACCATTACAATTTTATTTAATACTTTTCTTGATTTGCCTTTTGCATCGACAGATAACGCTTTTACTACTTCATAGAGTTCTCCAGCTACAATCACGCCCTTTTCAGATGGCGCAAATGTTAATTTACCAGAAGATTTTTTATCAGTAACTGCGCCTGTCTCTGGGTTTACATCCTTCATTAAACCAACTGGTTGATGTGCGACTGAACCACCGCCATTAATGAAACCGAATTCTAGACCAACAGAATATGTTTCTACTAAAACAGTTCGAACATAGCGTTCAACCCATTCTGGTCCAAGTTCTCTCATATCATTCGGAATCGCTGCAAATGCTGTTAATTTAAGTTGTCCAATTTTTTCTTGTTTAAAGATAGCATCAATTTGCCCACGAATTTCGCCGAATAATTCGCCCCATACATAGGCTTTCGTCGCATCAGAATAGATAAATTTCGTAACAGCTCCTAAATCTTGCAGACCAATTTCAGCCAATAACGGATGTTCTGTAACTAAATCTTCAAATACACGCTCTTGTGTCGTTACAGGAAGAATTTCGCCGTCCGTAAATCCACCTTCTTTTACAACAGTATTAAAGAATTTTGTTTCTGATGAAGTTAAAACATTTTGACCACGTTGTTGTAATATTGAACGATCTAGCATATCATTATTCACTTGCTCACGGACTGTATTTGCTACATCCGTTTGTAATGCATCAAAGAAATTTTCAAACGCTGTTGTTTGCTCTTTTTCTGTACTTTCAGCATTAGTTAGAGTATTTGTTAATTTTGCTTTTGCCTTAGTAAACGCTTCTGATTTATTAAATGTAATGACCATTATGTGTCTCCCCCAGTTTTTATAATTTTAAAAAGAGCCCTTTAATCCCGCTGTTTATTACAGCTGTAGGACTAGGCTCTCTTGATTGATTCTTATATTGACTTAATTCATTTTGCATGGATTGCATTTGAGCTTTTAATTGTGCGAGCTCCTCATTCGTGTTGTCTTCCACAGTTGTTGCAGTAGAAGTAGCAAATCCAATTTCGACTGCTTCATTTGCGCTAAACCATGTCTCTTCATTTACCATATTGCGGATTTCTTCTCTCTCGACATTTGCACGAGTCATGTAAATATCAATGATGCCATCTTCTAATTTTTCGAGCATATCAGCTTCTTTTCGCATAAGTGTTTTACTGCCCCACACAATTGTGGAAGCCTCATGGATCATCATCATTGAACCCGCTCCCATTATTAACTCATCTGCTGCCATCGCTATTACAGATGCCGCTGAACAAGCCCATCCATCTACATGGACTTTAACCTTTCCTTTATGCGACTTTAGACGATTGTATATAGCAATCCCATCAAAAGCACTGCCACCAGGGGAATTAAGATGAATAACTACATCGTTAGTTCCTGCTGCTTTCAAAGCATTATCAATATCAGCTGCAGAAGTAGACTCCCACCACCACGATTCACCAATATCTCCGTAAATCGTCAATTCACTAACTCCATTATCTTCATCATGGACTACTGCAAAATTATGTGGGATGTTTGCTAACTGCTCATTGTATTTTTGATTCTTAAAACCAAATTTACGTTTCATCTGTTTCATTTGTTTTCTCGCCTCCTTCAGATTCATCTAATTTAGTATAGTTTTTTGTAATATGATGGATATTTAGATTTGGATCATCAGATTCTTCATAATCTACTTCTGATCGAATCTCATTCCCTGTAAATGCACTTGAAGAAATAAGTTTATCAATGCTTGTCGCAAGATCAAAAATACTCTGATAAGAAACAGCTTTAACTTCAATTTTTTTCCCTTCAAGGTACTCTGTCATTTCGAAGAATTTTACATTTGCTTCATCTGAAATCTTTTTTAACAATGGTTTCACTGTGAAAAGCATGTAATTTTTCGTTTGCTTTTCGACATCAGCCATTTCTCCATACAATAAAGCGGTTGGGATACCAATAGCCATTGCAACTTGATTAAGAAATCCATTTGTTACTTTGTTTATTTCATCCACACTTTGCCCGGAACTTCCGCCACTAGATTTTTCATCATATTTGAATCCAGGCTGTTGTGGAATAATAGCAACATCTTTGTTATCAATAGCTTTATACATGTTATCGATAAACTCTTGAAGTTTTCCTTGATGTTCTTTGCTTTTCGCAGCAAGCATATCCATATCAACCGTTCCACGAATTTGATTCTTACGTTTTTGAGAACTTAAGATTCTCCCGAATAAGTCACCATAATCAGTAAAAAGTCCATCGATTAAAGGTGTTAATTTATCATTCCGGTATTTTAAATGGATGACTTCACTTTGTTTAAAACTTCTCTTAAACTGATAATCTTTCACTGTAACATTTGTAAAAACATCCTCAAAAACAGCATATTCATTATGTTCAAAGTCATCAGCAATGAGTAAATCGCCATCATCCGCTTGTATGATTAGAGCTTCATTTTCATAAATAAGTTTATAAATAAATCTTTCCCAAAAGGTACTTGCTGTCATATTCTTATTCGGTCTAACATTTAATCGATAGTAAATCTCGTTCTTTTCAAACTCTTTACCATTTCTCACTCTAAATTCTGATTGACTGATTGTTCGACCTAGAAAAGATATACAAGTGTCAATAGCAAGTCGTTTCATATGGATTCGATTTGTTTTTTTTATAAACATTTCTATATCAAACATGAAACCAACTTCACTATTTCTTTTAAATACTGTATCTAACCATCCAATGGTTATCACCCCCTTCATTAGAATCTAATACCATCTAACATAAAGTCGAATTCATCCACAAGAATGTTATCCGCTTGCCATAGCGCATGGATAAAAGCTTGGAATCCATCTGTTTTGCGCTTAAATTCATCTTTTTTCAGATATTCTTTGTTGCCATCTTTTTTGATGTGGACATAGACGTTGTTGGTGTACCAACGCATTAATGGATTATCGCCAAAGATAATACGATTGTTTGCAAATAACGTTTCGACCCTTGGTGCTAATAAAGAGTGAATAGCTTTTGGATTACGAATATACAACAATATGAAACCTTCAGCTTCAAGTGCGGTTTTAACTAGATCAAGACGGAATGTATCGGCTACTATTGTATTCACACCGTATAACTCACGCATTTTTACAAACCAATCAACAATATGAGAAATATTAATTACCGGCTCATCTAGAATAGTGAGCAATCCTTGTTCTTCCCATTCTTTAATAGGTACTTTTAATTTCACTTTGTCCAAAAATCCTTTTCTTACAAATGAATGCGATTTCCAAATGTAATCCTCGCCATTCTTGAACAATAGCCCGACTGATGCGAAGTCCTTGATGCTGGCGAAGTCGAGGCCTCCCACAGCTGTTTTGTGTCTTAAATCGGGAACTTCTCTAAGCGTTTCTCCATCTTCTTCAAAACCAGTACGCATAATTTCTTCCCACGGAGCTACAGACTTAGTTAAATCTACTTCTGGTAAATTCATTCTTTTCGTCATGAAATTTTCTCTGTTAGACGGGTCATTTTCTAGATTCTTATACTGACGCATAACTTTCTTAAACAATCCTCTAGCATATTGACTCATAGGCTTACTAAACATTGGATTTGCTTTTTCCCACATGTCTGGATTGTCTATTTCTTCAGGATTATCCAACTTACAAATAAAAGGAAATAATCTGTCTTCTTTTTCTTTTCCTTTCAGGATATTCATAGCTCGCTCTTTCATTTTGTCAAGATAACCTTCACGAACAAATCCATCTGTGGTAATAAAAAATTCCCTAGAGTTAGGAACTTTACCTAAACCACTAGAGAACACCTCTACAACATCACTATTTTCATACCTATGTATCTCATCATAAATAACACACCCGTCTCTTAACGAGTCTTTACTTCCTGCATTCGATGTATGAAATTCAAAAGTCGAACGGGTCGCTTTATTTGTTATTAATTGTTTTGTTGATACAAACAGCTCGTCTAATATTTCATGCTTTTTATTCTTTTCATAAACATCTATAAAAGAAGTCTTAGCTTGCCTTTCTGTATTAGCAACTACTGATACATTATAATGCTCAATACCGTGCAATTCGCTAATAAAGAAGTGTGTCAATGCACTAATCAATCCATTTTTACCAGCACCCCTTGCCATCATCCAAAAATGCTGATCAAAATAAACATCCTCATATTCATCAAACAAAAACACAAATGCTATTAAAAACTTTTGAAAATAATTTAATTTAAAATGCCATTTTTCTATGAAAGTTACACATTTATCAATTAAATCCGTATCAAAATGTAAGTCGTCACGGGTTAATATATCTTGTTTTAGATAATTAATAAGCATGATGCGTTCTTTATTTAATAATACTGATTCTGTTTCATATAGTTCTATATATTCACTTACATACTTATGACTAATCATATTAAATCACTTGCCGAATACTTCTTAATTTCTTTTTTAGTACTTCCTTCGGGTAACAAATCCGTAAGCTGTTTGATGATTCGTTGATATGATTGATCACGAGTATTATAGAATCGGGCAACAGGTCGCTCTCTTTCATACGGCTCTGTCTTATCAGATTGTGAGAACAATTCGTAGTCACCATTCTCAGATATATCTACCCACATCTCATCTAATAAAATTCGTAATCTTGCTGCTTGAATTATTAATCCCTCAACCACCTTCAATTTATTAGGTGGGATGTCTTTAAATAATCTTTTTAAACGATTTTTTTCTTTGTTAACTAGTATCTCACGCTCCTCGATATCCGCCATAATATCACCTCGATTCAATCATATTTTCATACTGGGTAGGGGTCCTATACGAAACAGCTCAAAAATCTGAAAAAACGACCCCCTCCTCCGGTGCCCCTTAGAGCAATTTTTGATGAAATATTTTAAGGGGGGGATTGTTATTGCCGATTCTTTTTTACCATTTTTCATCATGTTCCCATTTGTTGATTTTCTTTTTGAATGTCCTTCCGTGTTCTTTGTTATGGCAATCCACACAGACTGTTTCGAGATTGTCTTTGTCTAATGCAAGTTCAGGATGATGTTCTAGTTCTTTTATATGATGGACAACGAGTTGAATCTTCTTACGCTTGGCACTCTCACTGTACTCATTGGTATCTGTTTGAACTCGACCATTACGCTTACACTCTTGGCACTCATAGTTGTCACGCTTCTTTACTTGCTCGCGTATGCTCTTCCACTCACCACTGTCATAGAACTTACGCTTCTGTTGTTTGGT